TCGGCGCGATCATCTCCCAGCAGGGTATCTTCCATTTCCGCAAATTCGGCGCCGAGCTCTATTCGGTCGATCTCGTCGGCATCCTTGTGCTGCGCGAGATCGGCGTCTTGATCGTCGCTATCATGGTCGCCGGCCGCTCCGGCAGCTCTTACACCGCCGAACTCGGTTCCATGAAGATGCGCGAGGAGATCGATGCGCTTCGCACCATGGGTTTCGATCCCGTCGAAGTGCTGATCCTGCCGCGCATCATCGTCCTGATCGTCGCCCTTCCCGTGCTCACCTTTTTGGGATCGATGGCAGCGCTGTACGGGGGCGGCCTGGTGGCGTGGCTTTATGGCGGCATCAGTCCCGACATCTATATCTCGCGCCTGACCGAGGCGATCTCTCTCACTCATTTCAAGGTCGGAATGATCAAGGCGCCCTTTATGGGTCTGGTGATCGGAGTGGTGGCCTGCGCCGAGGGACTGCGGGTAAGAGGCAGCGCCGAGTCACTTGGCCTCCAGACCACCAAATCGGTCGTGGAATCGATCTTCCTGGTCATCGTGCTCGACGGCCTGTTCGCCATCTTCTTCGCCTCGATCGGGATGTGAGCACCATGGCGGAGGAGATCGTCATCAAGGTGCGCGACCTCGTCGTCGGCTTTGGCGCGCAGACCGTGCTCGATCATCTCTCCCTCGACGTCCGCGGCGGCGAAATTCTCGGTCTGGTGGGCGGTTCGGGCAGCGGCAAGTCGGTGCTCTTGCGCACGATCATCGGTCTCTTGCCGAAGCGCCACGGCTCGATCGAGGTACTCGGCATCGATCTTGACCGGGTGAACGAGCAAGAGCGCCGCGCGCTCGAGCGCCGCTGGGGCGTATTATTCCAGCAGGGCGCGCTGTTCTCCTCGCTCACCGTTCGTCAGAACGTGCAATTCCCCATGCGCGAGAATCTCGACATCTCCCAGCGGCTGATGGACGAGATGGCGCTGGCCAAGCTGGAAATGGTCGGACTCACGCCTCAGGACGCCCATAAGTTCCCCTCCGAGCTCTCCGGCGGCATGACCAAGCGCGTGGCGCTCGCGAGAGCTCTCGCGCTCGACCCTGAGATTGTGTTTCTCGACGAGCCCACCTCGGGGCTCGATCCGATCTCGGCGGGCGATTTCGACGAGCTGATCCGCACGCTCCAGCAGACATTGGAGATCACCGTGTTCATGGTGACGCATGATCTCGAAAGCCTGTACACCGCCTGCGACCGCATTGCCGCGCTCGCCGACGGCAAGGTCGTGGCCGAAGGACCCATACAGGTGATGCTCGAAAGCGAGCACCCGTGGGTGAAGACTTACTTCCAGGGGAAGCGCGGCGGCATGCTGGCTGACCGGCGCGTGAGCGCATGAGACAAGGAACTTAGAGCGATGGAAACCCGTGCTCGCTATGCCCTGATCGGACTGTTCATGCTCGCCGTGATCCTCGGCAGTTTCGCCTTCGTCTATTGGCTCGAGAACAAAGGCGGGTTCGGCCAGCGCGAAGCCTATCAGATCCGCTTCCAGGGCTCGGTGTCGGGCCTGCTGATCGGCTCCGCGGTGTTGTTCAATGGCATTCGCGTCGGCGAGGTCACCAACCTCTCGCTTTGGGCAGACGCCCCCGACCAAGTGATCGCCACCATCGGCGTCGATCCCAACACACCCATCAACGGCGACTCCCAGGTCGGCCTGGAAACGCAGGGGCTCACCGGCGGCGCCGCGGTGACGCTGAGAGGCGGTAGCGCCGGCACGCCACTTGCGCCGGGAGAAGGAGGCTCGCCTCCCATGTTGATCGCAGCACCGCTCGCGAGCCAGGACTGGACCGAGGCGGCGCGCGACACTTTCCAGCACGTCGACACCATCCTCTCCGAGAATTCCGACTCCTTACACAGCGCCATCAAGAATATCGACACTTTCGCTGGCGCGCTGGCGCGGAACTCCGACAAGGTCGACGGCATCCTTGCCGGCATCGAGCGCATGACCGGAGGGGGCACGAGCCAGGCAGACATTCCCACTTACGATCTCGTCGCCGCGAGCGGCTTCCCTCCCCCGCCTGCCGAGGCGCCAGGTTGGCTTCTCGTGGTGCCCGAGCCGACGACGCTGATGGGCTTCAACACCGACAAGATCCTGCTTCAGCCGGCGAGCGGGGAAAGCGTGCCCCTCGGCAATGCGCGGTGGAGCGACAACCTCCCTGTTCTGTTCCAATCGAAGGTGATCCAGAGCTTCGAGAACGCGGGCTACGCAAAGGAGGTCAGCCGGACGCGTGAAGGCGTCACCGGCAATTATCAGCTTCTGCTCGATATCCGACGCTTCCATATTGCGACCTCGGCCGGTGCCGAGGCCGATATTGATGGTCAGGTCGTCTCTGGTTTTCCAGTTTCGCGGATCGACCGGCACCCACTGGTTTCGCAGCCTCACTACCTGCGGCTTGTCGGCGTGTTTCTTGATCGTCGCGTGCAGCAACATGAACAGGTCGCGTATTCCCGTCTCAGCGAAAATACGCGCGAGCAGCTTCACCTTGGACTGCGCGGCGTCGTAGACCTGATTGACCGCCGTTGCGCTCTGGTTCTGGAGTGCGTTGGCATCGATGCCCTGCCCGGCTTTGGTGACGCCTGTCCGCCATTCCCGGACGGCGTCGAAATACTCCAGTGCAGGGTAAATGTTTTGCGCAATATCCGGCACAACTTGCCACTCGACCGCGCCTTGCTGCTTGACCCGGACAATCGCACCGGCCCTGTGGACGAGCAGGTCGTCTATCGTATTCGGGCCTGAAAGCTGCTCGGCCACGACCGGACGGGGGCGCAGGCTGAGATAGATATTATCCAGCGCGCCGCGCAGCATCGCGGTCTTGATCTTCATGATGTCGATTACGAGGTCCGCAACCGAACGCCCGAAGAACCTATGCGGCATCGGAACCGGCGTGATAGCCGCGAAGGGCATCGCATCCCACGGCTGCACGTCCGGCTTGCCATCCAGATTCAGGATTTCCCCGACCGACCCCGGAAGCGACCCGCCGCCCGTCACAATCCGGTAGAGTTCGGCCCGGCCGTTGCCCTCCATGTCAACCCGGATGTAGTGCTCGGTCACTTCGACAAAGCGGTCCGCGTCGTTGATATCGGCCGGCGTGTACTGGTGCTCGTTGACCGTATCGCGAGCCAATTCCTCCTGGTTCGTGTACAGCCGGTAGGTCGGTAGCGACCGGACCTGATCTTCGTCGTAGCCTTCACGAATGAGGTCTGAGACGGTGTTGGTCACTACCTTGTGGTAGCAGTAGTTCGCCTCTTGCAGGCTCGAGCGGGTGTCCCGGCCAGTGCCGAACTCCTCGGGAGGCACGCCCATGACCCGGGCGCAGGAATAATCCTTCTTCGTCTCCACGGTCACATCGTGGAATTTCATACCGGGGTAGTTCGGGTCTTCCTTCTCGGTATGCTCGACGATCTCCACATCAGGAGCCGCCGCTATCAGGGCGTATTCGTCGTCCGTCTTGTCGGTATAGGTCTCACGCTCAATGCGCTCGTGCTTCTCCCACCAGACCTTCACCACGCCGACCTTCTGGAGCAGCGCGTCCTTAATCATCTGGTACAGCACCATGAACCCGGGATTGCGGTTCATGAAAACGTGATTGACGTAATCGGTCTCTTGTTGAGCACCCCCGACATCATCCGGTCCGACCGGATCGAACTGCACCACCTCGTCTGTGCCGCAGAAAATCTCCATCAGCTGCGGCATCAGCCCTTCGACGGTATCCGACACGTCCATGGAGACGGCGGTTGATTTGCCGTCTTCGGATGGAATGTCGCGGGTAACGTCACCGCGATAGTATTCCATCGCGCGTGCGCGGTCGGACGATAGGGCAGAGGCGTCAGTGGCACCGAGGGCGGCGAAGTGCTGCGCTTCTACAAGGGCGCGCAAATCGTCGTTGTTCATCTTCGCCATTAAGTTATCCGTGCACGCGACTGCGCAGCATCAAGCGCACGCTAAATCCGCACAGCCAATCAACCGCTAGGACAGGGCGCGCAAACCAAATCAGCCACACCCCACCATTCGGGGAATACAGCCAAGGCAGAAACTTCATACGTAAACACCCTTCGGGTAGTTGATCGGACGGTTGAAGTTGGTCTGCCGCCCAGGTTCCTCGTAGCAAATCGCCATCAGGCCAAACCCGTCCGCAGCGTGGCTTGACCAGTCATGGTCAGGGCCAAGCCCGATGTTGCGAGTTTCGTCCTTTTTCTCGTGGTAGAAGCCGAGCGCGTCCCTGCCCGCTTCCGTGGTCGCCTCGTTGAACCAGCACTTCGGCATGATCCGCCGGACGGCCTCGATCCGCAGAGAGGCGGCACCTGTGCCCTGGTTAGGCACAGACGGCTCGACCTCGAAGCCAGCGTCTCTCAGATGGTCCTCGTATCGCTTGCCAGTAATGTTGTTCGCGTTCACGCCGTCATGCGGCAGACGCAGTATCGCCCGGTCGTATTTCTTTGAGCGCAGCCAAGCGACGTGCTCGCCAAGCACCTGCCCGACCGACTCGTAATAGTCCAGAACCCGGATTTCCTGCCCGACAAACTGGACAATCCAAATCACGAATGCGTCTGCATTCACCCCCGCCCCGCCGATGTCGATATAGCCCCTGATCGGCAGCAGCGGGTCGGCGGTGACGCGGCCAATCCTGTTTTCCTGCTTGGCCTGCGTCAGCAGCTTGGCGAAATACGCGCCCTCAAACGCTCTTGCATATTCGCCCTCATAAGTGTGCGGATAGCGCTCCGGGTAGCGCTCAAGCTCCGTAAGGCGCTCCTCCTCCGCGCTCTGGTTCCAGAACGGGTTGTCGCGCCAGTTGGCTGTAACAGCGACCGCACCCTTCGGCAGACCAGCCGGGCCACGAAAGAAATCATCAACCGCATCGGCCTTGCGCGTCGGGTTCCAGCTCGCCCAAATCTCCGAGCCATCCCACCGATGAATGGTCGGCCGCAGCATGGACAGTGAGCGGCCCGAGAATGCCTGCGCCTCGTCGATCCATGCCCGCTTGAAGCCCTCCAGCGACTTGACCGACTCTGCGGTGTAGTCCCGCATCCCCTTGAAGATGATTATTCCATCCTGGGGGGTTTCGATTACGTCCTTGAAGACCTTGAAGCCGTCCGCCTCACCTAGCCGGTGCTTGGCGATCTTGTCCGTGATGAGCTGCTTAGATGACTGCGCCAGGTCCTTCTGCACCTCGCGCAGACAGACCATGCGCAGCCCCTCCCCGTAGTTGCCCGGGAATGTCAGGGCATCCTCTACAGCCAGTTCACCAAAGAAATGCGACTTGCCAGAGCCGCGACCGCCGTATGCGCCTTTGTATCTCGCCGGCTCCAGCAGCGGCAGGAAAACCCTAGCCGTCTGGATTTGCAGGATCGACAATGGCCCGCTCAATGCGGCTTACGGTTCGGATCGGGTCGGCATCATCGTCGCCCACAAGGGCCTGTGGCACCTTGCCGTCCAAGCGATCACCAAGCTCCTTGATCGCCTGAATGTCGCCAGCCTCGGCTTGCTCAATGAGTTGGCGCGCTACTTTGCGCAATCCGCGCTTGTCGTCTTCCGCAAGCGCCGCGATTTCAACTCGCAGGGCTTCTCGGAAAGGCTTGGCGCGTACTTGTCCAAGGGGGTTTCCTTTAGCCATTTTTGAAAAGCTAACGCTTTGCGGCGTTTAGCGACTTCCTTTCGTTCTAGCGTCCCATCACTCCGCCCCGTAGACGGCCTAGCTTGGCCTCCGCACGGGAGCGAACACGGTCTTTCTGTTGCGCGTCAAGCTTGTTCGTCTTCGGAAGGTCCTGTAGCGCCGCGCGGGCATGAGCTTTGTCAGGAATGGGGAAAGATCGGTTCTGGCCGGCGAAGGTCGATGACGGGAGAGCCTTGCGGGTCTTAGCTGTCAGTCTTGCCATTGGCTATTCCTCTTGCTGGTCAGCAGTGATATCCGCAAAAAATCCAATAGCTTGCGTGTTGCGGTCCCTGCGCAAGCGAACGGTGCGCGGGCCATCTTCATTTCTATAACCGTCTTGGTAGGTGCGGCGGTTCTCGCGCCGAATAGGCCGACCGCTTGGATGGCGCTCGCGAACACCACGAGATTCCATTGTGGCTAAACCTTGTGACTGCTGTTCACGTGTAACATCTCATTCGCCGTTCATTTCTATTTCATGAGAGGCCGTGCGGTTACTTCACCGCAGTATCGGTATCCCTACCGAAACATCTCGGTAGTTTTGCCCTGCGCGTTTTCTAGCACGGCCCACCCAAAATGGTTGTCTGAATTGATGGCCGTATGTTCCTCAGTCGGAGTGCCGCCGACGTAGCAATCAAATCCGCCATCTTCATCCATTACGCCGACCTTCTTTTTGAAGGTCTGGATACGTTTTATGTCACCGCTGCAATGCGTGACAGGGTAAATGGTAACACTGAGCCGATC